ACCTTCAACTGATTGAATAGCATCCATTAACGAGCTTAATTTAACATATCCATCAAATGGTAAATTAGATAAATAAGCATTTATAGAAGTTACTACATTAGTAGCTATTACTACTGAATATTGACCGTTATAGTAAATACTAGCCTTTAAATATAATTTATCAGCATCTTCAGAAATAGCAATATAATTAACGCCAGCAAAGTTAATATCATCTAAATAACCTGATAATGAAGATAATTCTGTGCCAGATAAAGCGACAGGTGGATCTGATTTAGCAACCTTAACTAATACTACTCTTTGTGATGTTGTTTTAATTGCACATCTAGTTATAATCTGTAATGAAGTGTCAATAGTTGGATAAGAAATAGACATATCAGAATTTACTGCAACAGCTTGTGGAGTTGATGCACTATATTGAAAGTCAAATACTCTTTTTTGTAACCAAGCATTAGTACCAACAGCAGCAGTAGCTACAATAGTTTCTAAATCTGCTTTATATAAATCCCATAATTGTTCTAGGTAGTTAATTACAGTTGATGTAATAAACTTCCATAGTGTATAAATTGCCGTTTGTGATGGACTGTTTAATGTAGCTAAATCTGGTAATGTAGCTTGTTCATCATCCATTGTTTTTTGTATAGTTTCTATTGATCTAGCCATTAATCTAATGTTATATTTGTTGTTAAATCTGTTATTGTTGTATCTGTATTTGGTCTAGTATCTCCATCGAAATCTTTACCAGTTACTTTAAATCTTATTTGGTAGTCTTGTATATTATCATGATCGAAGTTTTGAGTTTCTGATTCACGAGATAAAATAGAAAACATACCAGTAGTTGAGTTATAATTACCTAATTTTATAAATACAGCTTGTTTTAAATCAAGTATATCAGTATCTTCTGTTTTATAACTTTCAAATCCTAAATGAATACAAACTACAAAATTGTATTGTTGTACTCCATTAAGTAAATCTATACACTCAGTAGGTTCAAATTCAATTAATGCACAAGGATATTGAAAAGCCTCATTTACATTTTCTCGTTCAAATTGATTATTCCATAAGCGTACATACTTGATGCCAGTTATATCTTCGAGTTCTGTTCTTATTTCTGTATATAAATCCTTTAAACTACTCATTTAAAAATTCTTTGTATTTTATTTCTTAATCTTAATTCTATTTTTGCACTTAGCATTCCACTATAACCTACAAATTGACGTTTAGGCATTTTAATCGAGTGCGCTCCTATTGTAACATCTTGTTGAAAGTTTGCTTTTTTTGCTTTACTAAATCTACTCCTACCATCCTTTCTAATATTAAAATTCAAAGTATGTTGACGTTCTTTTTTATTAATTGTTAACCCTTCATTGTGTACATTTGCATAAGGTACATTTGAAGTAATTTTAACAGCATAACGCCCACTTTTACGAGCCACTAAAGAACGTTTTAACCTTCCAGTCTTTACTAAAATAGCCCTACCTTGATTGCCCTTAGTTCGTTTTCTTTTTTGCCATGCTACAAATCCCTCATCCGTAAAACCACCATTAATAAAAGACTTCTTATAGTGATTAATTGCCATTACTCCCATAACGTCTACCATTTCTGAAATAGCCTTTGCCGACTTTTCCATGTCTTTAATTATTTTAGCAGCTTCGTTAAATTTCATAAGGCATCGGCATTCCAAAGTTTGTTTTAGCAAAGTTTTTATCCTTTGGCGCTATATCAAAATAAGGGTGTTCCTTACTAAATACTATTTTTTGTTTACCAGCATTAAATCTAAATTCATCAGGCACATTTTCAACTACTAAATTTTCGGTATTCGTAATAGTACCTTCATCTAATTGAATAACATCGCATCTACAATTCCAACCATTAGGTGGCATAAACTTATCCCAAAACGGATCGCCAACTTTCTTAATAATATTGTTTAAAGAAGCGTGTTCGGGTCTTACCCTTCCATCACCTGCCGTTTGATATTGTAAGTAAGGAAATAAACCTTTAGTTCGTTCAATATCCATCCATTGGCTTGCCGTTCTACTTTGAGCAATAGCACTATTATACTCAGCAGCTAAATAGTTTTTATTGTATTCGTTATAAACACTAGTAGCTTGTTTTTTAAACTCATTAAACGGTACTATTTTACCGTTATCAGTTAATAAACTACTCATGTGTCTAATTTGCTGGTATTGTTTAGCTCCACTAAATATAAATACATTGTCACGCAAAGCATAAAGCATTTGGTAATCTTCACTAAGATAAAGAACGTCACTTAAATTCTTACCGAACCCAGTATAAACACCATCCGTTAATCTTGCAGCTACTTTTAAATAGGTTTGCAAGTCTAAACTTCTAATGTTTATTAATCCACTATAAATCCCTTCTATAAACCTGTCAATCTCAGCTTCATCAAATAAATTAGGCTCGACATTTACTATCTCGCAAAACTTACACATTATTTATAAAATTCTTCTAGTTTATTTTTTACTGATTGCACTCCATTATCTACTGGAACTACCTTTTTTACAACTGGTGTTCCATAAGTTTTTTCGATATATTCAGGATCAATTTCATAATACTTCAATAACTCTAAATCTATCTTTGAACGTTCAACTAATCCTAATTCATCATCTTCTTCAGTTTCAATCTTAGCACCATTAAATTTAATTCCTAAACCTTCTAGCATAGGTATTAATTGATAGTTTAAAACATTCTCTATAAAGTGTTCATCGTTTTCTCCATATTGTTGTAATATACGTTCATGCACTTCAGCACTACCTACAAATGATTTTTCAGCAGTAGTTCCAGTTTGCCCTAGTATTAACTTAGCTATCTCACTGTTACATCGTTCAATCATCATATCAAATACCATATAAGCATCTGATTTATTACTTTCAATTAATTCAATAATATCGCTAGTATCAAAACGTCCCCATGCAGCTACGCCCATATTTTTGAGCATATTATCCATGTTATCAGTAGTTTTTTTATCTCTACTTGATGTTTTACCGATACGGATAGGTGAACCGAATATTTCTTGATGTTGAGCCCATGCTGATAATGCGTTTTTCTTCCAAATAACTAAAGGCGCTACTTTATTAAGTAATCCTAAATCTCTTGGTTTGCCTACGCCTATACAAAATTCATTAAATGGTGCTTCTTTGTAATTAATACCAACTGTATCACCCCAATTTTTAGTAACTATACTAAACTCTGGCTTAACAAATTGACGAGGTACTAAATTAACTTCATTAAAATTATCATTAACTAAACTATCAAATTGAATTAATGAATAACCCCAAAACATACTATCTAAAGACAAATCTAAGAAATCCCTAAACCATTGGCTTTCTAGCATTTCTGTTAATTGTTCATTCTCAGACTTATCTTTGTTAATAACGCAAAAGTTACGAGATAATGTTAAGTTTTTTCTTTGTTGAATACAAGCTGATGTATGAGCATCTAAAACAACATCATTATAAGTTTGTAATAACCAGTATCTTTGTGGGTTGTTTACATTTTCAGCAGCAGTTAAAGCAGTACGCCATTTACCAATATCTTGTGATATACGATAAATTTGAGCTTGTATCGGTGCAATATGTGAACGTGTATCTACTTCTTTAGGTAGCGCTTTTGAAGCATTATCTATTTGAGTAAATGGTATATGTATTCCAAATATATTCATTAATAATAATTTACTGGTGCTATACTAGAACCGTTACTGTTTCCCCAATTAATTGAATTACCTTGTTCCGGTAACACTTCTGGACTATCTAAATATATTTTACCTCCAGCTACATTTTTAAGCCATCCAATAGCACCACCTCTTTGTTGAGGTTCATTACCATCAAAACGCTCTTTTCGTAAATCTGGAACGTTACGAGGGTTAATACGACAATGTAAATTATACAAAGTAATATCAAGTAAATACTGTACTACTTCTTGATTACGATTATCTCCTAAAGTCCATTTAGTTGCATCTGTTGGATAAATATTTGTAACCGAATACTCTGATTCAGATGTCCAATAAGATATATTTGTTGGTAAAATACCAGTGAGTGGTTGTCGACATGTATAAGTGTAGTTATTATACCAAACCACATCATTTGTAGCATAAGTAGCTGTAATATCAAACTCTGGATTAGGTAAAGTTACATAATAAAGTAATTTATCGGCGCATAATAAAGTCCATTCAGCAGCATTAAAAGCGTGTGCAACACTACCAGCAATAGATTTATAAATATTACTATTATAAACTACTCTTTGATCTATTGTATAAACAGTAGAAGCACTAAAAGCACTTTCTGTATATTCTACTAAATTAGTTCCTTTGTAAGTTGCTGATAAGCTAAAAGTAGATAGATTGGCAAATATACGGTTAACTTGATAACGCTGTTTTAAATGCCCTATCATAGTAAGTTGAGCAGCTTGTTCTACATCTAGTAAAAGATTGTAGTTAGAGCCAACAACTTGATCTAAGTTATCGCTTTGAATTGCTCTATCATAGTCTTGTAATCGTAATAACCTAGCCATACAACAAAAATATATCTAAAATGTTATATTTTTAGTTGATTGTTACAAAATGTTACATTCTATTTCTATCACTAATATAATTACCACCAAAAGACCTACCATGTACAATATCACCATGTTGATAACGGCTAAACTCATCGCTAAAAGCCTCACAAATAAAGTAATCCATATTATCACTAAAATGGTGGTACTTTTGGCTTTTTACTCCATTCTCATCTTTAGCGGTTTCTTTATGTTTAGTTCCATCACTTGCTTCTTTACCAAACATTAAATCGTTCTTTAAATAAACTGACTTTTCAAATATGTAAATACTTAATCCATCAAAAGAACCATCAAAACAGCTATTAATAAAATCACCTCTAGTTTTAACTGGAGGGTGTGAGTTAGCTATTCTAAAAGTAGGTTTAAATTTATCAAGCTCCTGAGCTATAATACTATACTCATTCCATCCCTTTTCTGTTTTAGTATCTTCTTTTTTACCACTTGGATCACCATAAACAAATAAACCTCCAATGTGTGTATTGTAACGTCTAACAAACTCCCAACAAGTATCTTTAGTTCTATTATTAGGTGTTTTCATTGCTATTTCATCTATTAAATAAGCTGATTTACCGTTAATTTGCCAAATAGACAAACTCATATAAGGGTTAATATTAAAGTCAAAAGAGATATGTAAAGGTAAATTAGGATCATAACTCCAGTTTAATGTGTTTCTACCAACACTAAATGATTTATAAAATAACCCTCCAAATATTCTATTTCCCCATGAACCATTACAATATACTTGCCAGTAGTAAGGGTTTTTTAGTTTTAAATCCATTAAGAACGCTATAAATTCATTAGGTATCCATCTATTGTCTTTGTAAGTACTATGGTGTACTGTATAGGTTAAATTAACAGTTGTATCTTCATTAATTTTTAATGGTGTTACATCACTAAATGTTTCATCTACTGGTTTATTTTCAAAAAATCGTTTCCAAAACCAATGGTCTTGATAGTTTCCTTCAACTTCTGGATTTATAGTAAATATTTCTTGTAAGTAATCAGCTTTAGTAGTTCTTATACCAGTAGTAACTGTTATAAAATCGTTTTCACTAGGTACATCTTCCTCCCACCATGCACCAGTAGGATCTTTAATTGACTTTAATTTTTGCGTATCATCACAACCCCGAGCTAAAAACGAGTTACCATTTATACAATGTATCTCTAATGGCTGTATCTTAAATTCAAATAAATCTTGTAATCCTAAATCGTAAATAATATCTTTAATGGTTTGATAAGAACTATCTTTAATAGTTCCATAAACATTACGAATTAAAATATATCTAAAGTAACTTTCATTTAAACAACGATAAATAAGTTTCTTAGCAGTAGCATCTGATTTACTTGATCCACGTCCACCTTTACAAATGATATAACGGTCTTTATTATCAATTAACGGTACAAATGTATCGTTTATAATTTCATTCCATTCGCACCATTCTACTTTATACATCTCTTTTACTTGGTGGAACTACTGTAATAATTTTACCTTCAATTTTAGCGTTTATATCACTAGGTATTAACTTAGCAGCTATCTTATAAAACTCTGTTGGTTCATCTTTAGCCCAACTTAACAAGTTAGCTTGTGGATCAGTTTGAAGTTCATTAAACACCTCTAAAACACGTTCTTTAACTGTTTTAGTTAGCTTATTAATTGCACCTTTAGGTT